AAAGCCAATGCGGGCAGTCAGTTCGTCCAGTTCCTCGGCTTGGTCCTGATACTGGACGTAATCCGCAACCGGGATAGTGCTGTCATTCGCCGTCGTGGCGTTGAGGGGCGGCGGGCACGGAAAGAAGTTTGTCAGCCCCAGCGGGTCTTCGCGCTTGTCCAGCACCCCGCCCGTGTAGCCCTTGCAAACCCAATAGGCCGTCTTTGTCGGCTTGTCCCAAATCTCATAGACCTCGCCGGTCTGGTTGGCCTGCTTTTGGGCATCCGACGCCATGTCCGTGCCGGTCGAAGTCGTCGTGATCGGCACGTTCTTGGCCATTGCAGCGCCAAAACGATCAGTCAGTTCGGCTTTCGTCATATAGACGCGCCGTCCAACCCAGCGGACCTCAGCCCATTCCCGCGCCGGATTAGTCAGCCAGTCTTTCCACGCAACGTGGTCGCACTGGACTTCTTCGTAAACGACTTCCTCAGCGGCCTCCGGCGTCTCCACCTCGCCAACCTCAGTATCGTCATCGTCCTGAACGCCCTCGCCTAGTTCGTAATCCTGCTCTGCGTTGACCTGACGCATATGCGGGATGTAACGCACCCACACTTGGCCTCGCCCCGGCAGCAAATAGTCTAGAACGCAAAGCTTCACGCGCCCGTCAAAGTCATACTGGTCGAGGCTGAACCCTAGCGCCCGTTCCAGCACCTCAGAGGCGACCTTGCCCACCGGGTCTTCATCCCGATAGCGCCTGTCCACCATCGGCTTAGGCTGCTTGGCATAGATCGCGGGCTGAAGGGTCGAGACGTTAGACCACAGAACGGCAAAGCGACGGCGTTGGTCACCAACCGAAGGGCGGCCACCAGAACGGGCGCGGTTCTCGTTCTTGAACCGCCGGACGATGATGTCGCCAGCCTTCCACCACGGCTGAAGCTCCCGCTCCGACAGATTGATTTCGTCAATCCACTTCGTAACGAGGTCAATACCGTCTTGATTTTCAGGTTCGTCGGGAAGCATAGCCCCTCGCAAGCATTCAAGGGAACATATCGTGCGCGAACCGTCTTGTCGATAGAACGATCATGCGCGTTCGTAACCGCTATGCACCGGCTGGTTAGCCAACAGGTCGTCCCATGTCATGTCCATGATGCCCTTGATCGGCTGTTCTGCCGTTTTGACCTCGGGCTTAATCTCACGATAGGCCATTGCCAGATACCGGAACGCATCGGCAGCGTGGCTGGTCCAATCGTGCTTAGGTCCATCACGGAACACGCGGGCCTTGTCGTCATAGTCGGCTCGATACTGGCGCAGGCATTCCAGCCCGGCCTTGCACTTTTCACGGTCAAACCAGATGCGCGGGAACAGAACACGGCCCGCGTTAATGCCGTCCAGCACCTTGTGGTTAGGAACCAGTTTGGGCTTGAGCTTGAGCGTCAGCATCGTCTCAATCCGCGTCCGGCCTGTGCCTAGCTCTCGCACCCTCGCGTCATGCGGCACCCAATCCGTTTCGTATTTGTAAGGCTTGGCTTGTAGCACCTTGGCGTAATGCTCAATGCTCTCCCCGCTAGCCTCATAGAAGTCGATGACCCTGATTTCCGACCCGTGAGCCTGCCAGAACCAGATCGCCGTGCTGTCGCCTATGCCCAAATCCCACGTCGTATAGACCGGGAGCGCAGGGTCATATGGCACGTCGGTAATCCGTCCCGCTCGCTCGCTCTCGGCCATGTCCTTACCGTAGTAAGCGCCGATGATTGCCGCCTCGAACGAGCATTCAAACTCCTGCTCATACTGCTCTGGCGTCATTTCCTTAGACGCGGCCACCAGTTCGCTTTGTGGCAGGATGCCAGTCTCAGACGCAGGCAGGAAGAACGGGAACCAATCTGGGTCCGTCTTAGCCCGCTCGAACAAGTCAAAGAACGCATTGCGTCCCTTTGGTGTTCCGATGAACGTAGCTGTGCCTTGCCGATCAGCCAGCATCGGGCGGATGATCGAGCCAAAGATGCCCGGATACATATCGGCATATTCGTCCAGCGTGGCATCATCCAGATAACCACCACGCAGGGCATCCGGGTTGTCAGCGCCGTATATCTTGATGCGCTTGCCGCCGATTAGCTCGACATACAGTTCTGATTCGTTTGGCGGCTTGGCCCAGATCGGCTGGCTGTATCGTTTCAGATACTCCCATGCCACGTCCTTTGCTTGCTTCAGGTAGGGCGCGAGATAGGCCGCTCGATAGTGGGGCTTGTCCGACACCACCGCATTGCGAATCATGTCGTTAATGCAAGCCACCGTCTTCCCGCAACGACGGTGCGCCACTCCGATGGCAAAGCGTTGCGTTCGGTTGTGGAACGGCAAAAACACCCGGCGAGGGGCGTAGGGGATTACTCTGGGTTCAGCCAAGAGACACTGATCGAGATTGGCGCATCAGGGTCACCGGCAAGCTGCATCGGCAGAACCTTGCCAAGCAGCGACATAAACGGGCCGGGGTTCTCACTGGCCTGAACGGTCAGGTAATCCACCAAGCCTGTATCCGTGCCGCCGCCTGCCTTTTGAGCAGCAAGCAGAATGGCGTCCTTAAGCAGCGCCGTGCTTTTGTTAGGCGTCCCCTTTTGGCGACCGCCTCTACGCTCACCGGGCAGTGATGGTCTAAAGCCGGACAACATTTCACCATCTAGTTTAGTTCTGTGCGTCTAGCCTTAAGCCGTAGCGGGGGCGTAGTTGCGGGAGGGATGATGCCTTATAGGGGCTTTTCGGTCAAGGCTCGCTCTAGCGACCTGATGCGGTCTTCTAGCGCCGCGATTTTGTAGGGCGCATAGTCTGGACCCGGAACGCATTTGGCCCGCGCCTCCATAGCCTCCGCAGACGACGGCGGATAGCGGAAATCTTTGTGCATCCATATCGGCTTTGTCATAGCTTTCCGGTCAAGTCAGGATGAGCAGGGCGCGGCGGGTCCGGTGAAACCCGTTATTCCGCGCCCACTAGGCCCTCTAACTCCTAGCTGCTCAATGGGGTTAGGGATGCTTCCCTTCTTGTGATTGGGAGAGGATAGAATCGATCATGGCGGTGAAAACAACCGCGCACGTTCCGCCGGGTGTGGCGGCGTTTTGTTCTGCTTTCAGGGCAGTAAAACCCGCCTCTTCCATCCCGTCATCAGGCTCTCTAATAGCTTGAAGAACAGCGCGCACGATGGCCTCGTATTCTGGCGTGGGGTCAAGCCGTGGGTCTCCACGCATCGTAGAGAGTTCCTTTGCGGTGAAGCCGTCGCTCAAAGCAACTGCTTTAACAGCCTTCTCAAACGTCGTCTCTGTCATCTTCAATCCTTTTGTCTTTCGCGCTGACGGTCTATTTCGGATGCCACATAGGCCAGCGAATAGGTGATGGCCGTTTTGACGTCGCCAGTGACCTTGCGAACCCGCTCAAGAGTGGCAAGCTGGCCAGCGTCTAGAACTACCTCGACACGCTTTGCTCCTGACTGGGCTTGGCGGGAACGGGCGCGTTGGGTGCGGAGAGTAGCGGTCATGCGGCGACCCGTTCAGCGTAATCCGCCTCGACGCGGCTCACGAACGCAACACCGTCCTCAACCCATCGAGCCGAAGGCATATCATTCAAGCGCATCACAAGGATCGTTTCGCTGTCGAACAGATTGCGGGCAACGTCCGAGGCGGTAAAATACCAGTAGCCTTTGCCTTTGACCAACTCGACCGTGGCGGCGGTTTTGGTTGCGGCGGCTACTGCGGCGGCGATCTGGTTGCGAGTCATGTCGTTCTCTCCCTTTGATGCACCCTTATCCCATACCGTTTCCGGTTACGCAATAGCCTTGTGTGATTATTTTTGCGCTTTTTGAAACTGGCGCATAAACGCTCCCGGCGGCTCCCCATGCTTATCAGCGATGCGGAAAACAGGCATTCCAGCCTCTGCACGGTGGGCAAGCCATCGGTCACGCGCGGCCCTGCTTTTTGGACAAGCGTAGGAACGGACCGAGGTAATCGGGTCATTCATTCGGTTGGTCGCTCCATTTGATGCCGTTCCGGTTGCCCCATTCAAAAACTAAGGAAAGCAGGCCGGTAAATTCCTCAACGCTTAGGCTGGACGATGATCGGCCTAATCCGACCATTCCGGTGCCGTCCAAGTTCGGGACCATGCGCGTCTCACGGTCCAAGGCGTCCATAAACAGCAGCTTGTAATCGTCCGGGGACAGTTTGAGGCCGTGATAAGGTCGCTGCTTCGCAATGTCCCCAAGCGCGGCCCATAGGGCGCTGTTTTGGTCGATGCTTCGTGTCGGGCCATGAAAGACAATCTTGCTCCCTATGGTGACGCCCTGCGCCCACTTGCTCGCCTTGTCTCGGTCAGCTTGTGAACGCAGGGTAATGACGGCACGGTCGGTCACGCCGCAGGCTCATGAGCCGCCGTTTCCGGGAAAACAGCATGAAGGCGGCGGTGGCATTTGGCGCAAAGCCAGACCACATCAAGAGGCTTGGAATAGTCTCTGTGATGGCCGTGGATGTTTTCGGTAGCCTCGCAAAACAAACAAGGCTCCCTTTTTAGCTTTCCCGACCGAAGCGCATTTCCGACTGCCGTGTGGGCGCGGTACATTTCCGGGAAGGCTTCACGCCTTTCCTTTATGTAACCCGGCTTCATGCGGCTTCCTCTAGCCCTGTCGTATTCCTGAACGGCGGGGTTTGTTCGCCTTCGACGGGTTGCCGCCGCCTTATGGCACTCTTTGCAAAGCGCCATAAACCTATCGGCGGTGTGTGGGTGACTATAGAACTCAGTTTCTGGCTTGGCTTCGCCGCACTTGGCGCAGAGCTTCATGGCCTACCACCGGATGAACGGAATCGAGTCGTCAGGCTCGTAGCTGTCTCGGAGGTCCGCTCGGCCAGCAGGTCCACTAAATCCCGCAGACCCGCCGCCACCGCCTTTGCTTTTGTTCTCGGCGTATTCATCGACCTCGATCTTACCGGCCATGAACTTCTTGCCGTCGCGGCCTTCCTTTAGCCACAGCGCGCCTTTCATCGGGCGACCATCGAGGGTCAGGCCGGTGATCGTGTAATCGGGGTGGGTTTCTTTTTCCTTCCGGTCATTCTTGAACACAGCCAAGTCACCGGGGCGTTTTTCGTAGGCCATCTGTCTTCCAATCTGTCAGCCGCCGCAGCGGTCCTAATCGACGGGTTATTCCGCCGCCTTCAACTCTGCCAGTGTAGCAGAATACTCGCCCCAAAGCACCCGCCGCCACGTCTCAGGGAACTTGGCAACGGTCGGGGTTACTTCTGCAATCAAACCTTCCAGATCGCGAACCGTAGGGGCAAAATCGAGACGCGACTTCACGTCAATCGACGCCTTCACCAACGCCTCGTCCTTCTTCGCCGCATTGGACGTGATTGATGACGGGTTAGTCAGGTTAGGCCAGTCGGGGCCGTGCGTGTCTTCTTGCTTGCTCGGCTTGGGGGCGGGCTGATTGCGAGTCATCGCGGCCTCGCCATCGTCATCAACGGCAGGAAGGCCGAGAATACCCATAAGAGAATATCGACGAGCGTAGGTTGACGCGCTGGCGGTCCCCTGCGGGTCAGCCTTGCCAACCGGCATCTGGAAGTCACTCTCAATCCACTCGCCGCTTTCGTGCAGAATGCGGGTCGAGACAGTCATGGCCCCACCAACATACTCGCCAAGCCCCTGCATGAAGGCAAGGCCATGCTCTGCCAGCACGGGGCGGGCCGATTCAATCACCGCTTCAAGGCTAGCGTAGTCGTTTTTGAAGTGCGGGTTCTTGCTATCCTTGGCGACACCCTTCATCGCACTTAATGCCTTGACCAGCGCCGGGCTGATTTTCGTTAGTGTGTCGCTGCTTTTCATTCGGCTTCCTCCTTTGCCTTTGCCTTGTCGTATTCTGTAAGCGGACAATCAGCCTTCCAATAAAGGCCGCGAACCGCTTGCGAGAGCGTCATGGGGCTGACGCCGAACATCTTCGCTATGGCCCCATTCCCCATAGTGGGAGAACCAAGAACCATATTCTCACGAGCCCACTGAATCTTCTCGGGAGTAAGTTTCGCGCCGGGTTGGCGGTGGCCCGTCCTAAGCGTCCCGTGACGGCGAGCGTCCGCCAAGTTTTGTCTCCGTGTTGCGTAGCGGAGGTTTTCGACGCTGTTGTTTAGCGGGTTGCCGTCAGCATGAGCCACTTCATGCTTGGATGGGCGAGGGCCAATAAACGCTTCAGCAACCAGCACATGAACGCGCTTATGCCGATATCCATCGATGTATCGTATACCTACACGCTTGTAGCCCGGTAGGCCAACCGGGGCTTTCATAATCCCTTTGGGACCGCGAACTCTTCCGTGTGACGATATAAAGTGCGCCGAACACGCCCCCACGACGGGACGCCACTCTTCGTTAGCCATTATGCTTTTCCCATTCAGCTAATGCCGCTTTGCAATCGCGGGCGTATCGGGCCGCGTCTGGACCGGGGCGAGCTTCAAACATCCGGGCCGTCATCAGGACATGGAACCGTTGCGTGGGGTAATAAACGCCGCCAGTGTCCTTTTCTAACCGGCCTTCATGAAACCGGGCGAGGGGCTTGTCAGTCATCGGCTTGGCCTAGCGAGTGTTTATAATACGCGGCTGTTAGTCGGGTGACTGCGCTTCTCAGGCGGTCAATCTGGGCTTCATCCAGATCGGTCAGCCGCTCAACGTCACCGATTGCGACAGTGAGGGTTGAAAGGCACGGCTCGAACTTGCCGGAGTGACGGATGGTGCGGAGGGCGTCGATAACGTCAGTCATTCTGCCCTCACCAGCTTTCCGGCCTCAGCGCGATACCACACGCCCGCCTCAATGCCGTTTTCTCCGACATAACCAACCGCAAACCGGGTCCGCTTTCCGTCGTTCCATGCGAGACAGATAGCGCCGTCTTCATCCGCGCGGGCCACCGAACCTTGACCGGCACAAGCGATGGTCGCGGCTTTTCCGGTTGCGTCGATCTTGGCGTAGTCGCCGCTGGAACCAATCTTGGCGTAGTCGCCGCTGGAACCAATCTGGGCGGAGTAGCCGCTGGAACCAATCTTGGCGTAGTAGCCGCTGGAACCAATCTTGGCGTAGTCGCCGCTGGAACCAATCTGGGCGTAGTCGCCGCTGGAACCAATCTTGGCGGAGCTGCCGCTGGAACCAATCTTGGCGTAGTCGCCGCTGGAACCAATCTTGGCGTAGTCGCCGCTGGAACCAATCTGGGCGGAGCTGCCGCTGGAACCGATCTGGGCGGAGTAGCCGCTGGAACCAATCTTGGCGTAGTAGCCGCTGGAACCGATCTTGGCGGAGCCCTTACCGTTGTCTTTATTGCCTTTCGTTGCAGCGATCACCCATTTTACCGCGTCGTTCACAAGGTCTGGCAGACGCAGTTCCGCATCGAGCGTAATGCGGCCCGCTGCTATCTTGCTGTCATCGCCATGCCTCGACAGTTCACCGCCGAGAGTGACGCGGAAAAAACGGTTACCGTCCTCCGGTCCATAATAGGACCACACATCAAACGGGTTTTCACACGCATGGAAACCGCTTCGGCAGGCGACTACCTTGCCGTCATGCTCGTAGGTCTTGCCAAGCTCAAATGCAAAGCCCCGGCAAGCCATGTCCTTGTCCGTGCCCTTGTAGGCAACAACGGTCGTTTCGGTTTTAGCTTTTCTCGCGCTCATTTCGCGGCTCCCGTAATGTCAGCGGCCATCGCCAGAGCCTTCGCGGCCTTATCGGCGGCTTCCTCAGCGCATTCTTTGACGCGGTAATAGGCGGCGCGGGCGACGACGGATTGCTGATGCTCGTCATACCTGTCCAGTTCGCCTTCGATGTAAGTTTCCCAATCGCCTACGTCGTGTTCGTAATCGTTTTCGGGGTTGAGCTTGTAGGCTTCCTCACCGATTGCGAGGCCCTCTTCGCGGAGTTCGTCAGCGTTGGCCCAATCTCTGTCGTTCTCGCGGGCGTAGTCGCGATGCGCCTCCCACATATCGTCGTCCAGTTTGCAGAGTTCTTTTGAAGGCTTCATCACATCGCTCCCATGCGGCGGGGCGTCGAGCGAACCTCAAACCGTTCGCCCGTAATAGCTTTTGCCACGTCGCTGCGATGGTCCCAGCATCCGAAACGGACCTCGCTTGCGAATGTGTGTTCGCCTTCCGCCTCAGCCAGCGAAGCAATCCATTCGCGGCCTTCGACAATCTTTTTTTGTTCGTCAGTCATGTCGTCTCTCCCTTGTTGCCGCCATAAAACACGGCACCGGGGAGGGCGTCAAGCTAAAATATTCGCTTGCGAGAACCTTTCCGTTCGGTCTATGGTTACGGCATGGAAGAAACATTTGCCGATCTACTGCGACGCCTTCGCAAGCGCGAAAAGCTCTCGCTATCCGACGTTTCCCGCCAGACCGGGCTTGCCAAAGGCAACCTGTGCGACATGGAAAAAGGAAACCGGGTCAATCCAACCGTTTCGACGCTTGGCGCTTTGGCCTCTGTTTATAACACGTCTCCGGCTACATTGCTGCGGGCAGCTTTGAGGAACGAACCATGATTGCTCTCCTTCGCCGTCTCATCCAGCGTTATGGCTTCCACCGCCAGCCCGCACCGCAAAAGCGGGACGATTGGCAAGCTCACCCCTTCTATACAAGCGCGGGAGATAAAGCCCGACGCCTTGCCGAGATTGCTCGCCAGCGTAACGCATTGAAAGACGAACTGGCGAAGGTCATCAAAGCCAAAAAGGCCCGCGCTCCGATTTATGCGGCCCTTCGCGCTCTCTCGATAGAGGAACTTAAGGTCGAGGGGCGGCGGTGATCGAGCTTCCCTTGCCCGCTAAAATCCTCTGGCCTAACGGTCGGGGTCATTGGGCTGCTAAGGCTAAGGCTTTCAAGGCTCACAAAGAATGGGCTTATGTTGCCGGAATGGTCGGACACCGAATGGCCCCGGCTGATGCTCGCATTGACTGGTCCGTCACTATACACCCAAAGACCGCTCACGCGATAGACGACGACAACGCGAGGGCCAGCTTGAAGGCTTATCAGGACGGCTTGGCGTTGGCGTTTGGCGTCAATGACAGTCAGTTCAATGCGCCTTCTTTGACCTTTGGCGAACCGATCAAGGGCGGGCTTGTGCGGATTGAGATTGCGTGAACCGGGAACCCGTCTTCATCCATCCTCGCAAGTCGTTTAGCGCCAAAGACCGCGCCCGCATCTTTGCCCTCCATGAGGGCATCTGCGGCATATCTAAGCGCAAGATTCAGGCTGGCGAGGCATGGGAGATTGAGCATCGAATAGCCCTTGCGCTAGGCGGGACAAACGACGACGACAACCTATACCCGGCCCTCAAAGAGCCGCACAAAGGGAAAACCCGGACGGACAAGGGCGCTATCGCAAAGTGCAAGCGTATCGAGCGGAAATCAAACCCGCTGACCCGCAAGCCTAGCACGATGCAATCCCGCCCGTTCCCAAAGACTAAAACCACATGGCCTAAGAGGCCTTTTAAGGGGAGAGAGAGGCATGAGACAGACAGTCGCTAATATCTTGCGGGAGGTAGCTCAGGAATACGGGTTAACCGTCGCCGCGCTAACCGGGCAGGGTCGCTCGCGTCATATCGCATGGCCAAGGCAGGAGGCTTATTACAGGGCCTTCACCGAGTGCCCGCACCTTTCTTATCCAGAGATTGCGCGGCGCATCGGTGGCCGTGACCATACGACCATTCTGCACGGGGTCCGCGCTCATTGCGAACGGAACGGGCAGACATACGCTCACGCCGTTCGGATTAGGAAGTATGGCGGGCCGGACTTTGCCTTCTACGCGCTGGCCAAAGGTTACGAGCGGACGATGGTGACCGCCAGATTGGGAGGCGAATATGCGTCAGCCGCGTGACTGGTTTACATCCGTTCAAGATAACACGCTCCGCAAAATGAAGCGACTAGGCTTTAGCCCCGCCGAGATTGGCGAGAAGCTGGGCCGAACGGAATACACTGTCCGGGAACGAGCGCGGACTATGGGCATCCCGTGGCAGAAAGACTTGGGCCGGTCGGAGCTGGCCAACAGATACCCGGACGGCTTCAACAAAGACCGGGAGACAGAGGCACGGCAACGGGCAGCTGACGAACGTTTTGTCTATGCCCTCGCCCTTGCGTTTCAGCGTGGCGACCATTTGCCAGCGCCTAAGCCAAAGCCGGTTAGAACCAAGCCGGTCCCTGCCAAGCGGCCCTCACTGTTTAGCATTTGGGAGGATTGAGGATGCGTAAACCAAAAGGCGCATGGACACCTGAAGAGGATAGGCTTCTTAAATCAGGCTCGCTTGCCAAGCGTCCTGTCGCAGACGTGGCAAAGGCGCTTAACCGGCTAGAGGAAAGCGTAATCATCCGGGCTAAGGTGATTGGCTTTCCGTTTGTGGAGAATGGTGATGCGTGAGGAAATCATTGGTGACTGTCGGCTGATACTTGGCGATTGCCGGGATGCGCTAGGGCACGTTGATGCTTTCGACGCAATCTTAACGGACCCGCCGTATGGTCTGGGCAAAAAAATGCAGGGCGGGACATGGGGCGCACAGGACCATAACTCTGGATTTCTAAAATGGGATCTTGAGGCACCGCATGATTTGGTCGCCATCCTGATTGCAAAGGCCGTCCCCACTATCATCTGGGGCGGCAACTATTTTGCGGTTCCGCCGTCTCGCTGCTGGTTAAGTTGGGACAAGGTAAACGCGGTTCCGACAATGGCTGATTTTGAATCAGCTTAGACAAACCTAGATCGGCCATCAAAACGCTGCTCTTTGCCTGTCGGTCGCGTTGAGTTTGGGCACCCAACCCAAAAACCACTCCCCTTAATAGAGTGGTGCCTCAAATTCCTGCCCGACGCCAAGTCCATCCTCGACCCCTTCATGGGTTCCGGCACGACCGGCGTTGCCTGCGCCCTGACCGACCGTGCTTTCATCGGCATAGAGCGCGAGCCTTCGTATTTCGACATCGCCTGTCGCCGCATCGAGGAGGCTTACAAGCAGCCCCGCCTATTTGCCGAGCCGGTTCAAAAGCCGGTGCAAGATGTTCTGATATGAAAAAGGCCCGGCGCGGAATGTTCACGCGCCGGGCCAGTCTAGCCACCATGACAAGGGGAGGAAACGACCGCATGGCGACGGGCGACCTTAGCGCCTTGCAATCATCCCTGCAATCATTGATAAGAGGGAGGGAGGCGACGCTTTGTGGAAATCGCGTCAAGCCTCCCTCATGCCAAGGCCGTAGGAGGGCCGTTGACCAATGCGGATATACCGCCACCAGACCATTTGTGCAAGCCCTCGGGTGATGCCGTGAGCCTCCCGTATTACAAACGCTTCCCCCGCGATTTTCTCGACGGGACGATAGGCTTGTGTCTGGAAACCAAGGGCGCTTACGCCATCGTTCTTGACCTGATTTATATGCGCGACGGACGGCTTGCCGATGACGCGCGTTACATCGCTGGCCAGCTTGGGTGCAGCGTCAGGAAGTGGACGGCCATCCGAAAAGAGCTTCTTGCGGCTGGGAAGATTCAGTGCGCCAACGGGATTATCTCGAACTTTCGCGCAGATTATCTCACCGAAGAATCGAGAAAATATCAGGATAATCAGCGCGAAATCGCAGGGCTTCCTCGCAAAAACAACACGTTACGCCAGCCAAAACCTAGCCAATCAGAATCAGAACCAGATAGTAAGAGAGTTACTAACGTAACTCTTGTGCGACCGCCTGATTTGTTCGCTGAGTTTTGGTCGCGCTGGCCAGTCAAGAAATCCCGCAAAGCCGCCCATGCGGCATACCTGAAAGCCCTGAAGGAAACCGATCATGGAACGCTTGTCGCCGCAGTCGATGCTCAACGCCGTTGGCCTGAGTGGGCAGTCGCGAGATATATCCCCCACGCTGCAACGTGGCTCAACCGGGGTGGCTGGGCTGACGAGCCAAGAGGAAGCGAAGGCGAGGGTGTGGCTGGGAACCCGAAAGCCAGCGGAAACCGATCAGGCGATACGTCATTCGCTGACATCGCAGCTAGGCGTAAGCGTGAACGTGAAGCGGGAATGGAGATACCCGGAAGGCAAGCCACCGTATCAGGTGACGACTTCGGCTGGGGTATTGGCGCAATCGACGGACAATGTGCGGCTGGCGATTGGCAAGGTTGAGTTTGCCTCCGTCCCGCCAAGCCATGAGGAAGCGGAACTAATGGTTTCACAACTGCAACAGGCTTTGGCCCGGAGGGCATCCAGCGAGGACGCGGCAGAGGTCGGGTTTGACGCTTACGTCCATTGCCTTCGCCGTCATCCGCTGGACGTAGCGCAAGTTGCCGTGATGGAACTGGCGAACGAACCTAGACCGGGTAACGTCGCCGCGTGGTTTCCTACCCTCCCCGAACTTGAGGGCGTTTGCCGGAAATACGGCGGGGACCGGGAGGCGATGCTTGATGCTTTGCGCGGCTGGCGTGAACCGTCGCCAAAGGCCGTTGAGGTCCGGCGTTTGGAGCAAGAATGGAAAGCCCTGCGACAGAGGGCCAGCGAACTGAATATGAAAGTCGGGCCGGGGCCAGCGACTGACACTGGTGCGCGCGGCGAACGGTTAGCCGCCGCCCGAGAGGCCGAACAGCAGTCCATGAAGGCCCGCGAGGCTTTTCTTGCAGCCGAAAAAGCCACCCAACATCACAACGCAAACAGCTTCTAAGCATCTTGGCCAGCACCTAACCCCAATGTTTTTTAAGGGGAGGGTGGAGATAGGTGTTGACAGGTAGGGCGCCGCCGCCCTATGGTCTGTGTGTCGAGGGCAATCAAGCCCAGATAGAGAAGACAGATGACCACGGAACAATACATCGCCAGCCAAGCCGCCAAATACCCGACCCACGGCGCTGCATACTTTGCCTATTACGCTGGCCGCAACGACGCAGCCGATGGCATTAAACCCGACACCATTTCGGATGCGGCTTTGAATGCCGAGTATCGCAAAGGCTTTCGCTCGATGCGTTCGGAAATGCGTTTGGACGCAGACACGGAGTGGGACGCATGAGTAGCGATTACGAAAAGCGGCGCGGGGAAATGTATGACGGAGCTTTGCCTGTCTCGTCTGGCATGACGCCAGATGCCTACCGCGCCGCCATCGCCGCCCTCAATCTAAGCCAGAGGGCGGCGGCTAGGGTTATCGGCGTAAACGAGCGCACCAGCCGCACCTATGCCGCTCACGGGGTTCCTGAGAGGCATTCTGCATGGGTCCGCGACAAGTTGGCGGATTACCACAACACAACATGGGCGGCTCAATTTGCCAAAATGGCAGCAGCGTCCGAAAGGGAGGAAACCAATGATTGACACACACGAACTGCGCCGCGACCCTCGCCGTCACGCTGCTATGATGACCGATCATGGTTCATCGCGTGGATGGGACTTCCGCCCCTCCGACGAGCCTCACATCGCTATCCGCGCCGTAGCCGAGGTGCTGCGCCCGCGCAGCCTCATCATCCTGCTGGCCCTCGCTGGCGTTATCAGCCTGTGGTTTCTGTGATGAGCGCCGACGAACTCCCCGCCGCTATGTGGGAAGATGACGAACCGGAGATTTGCGGCACTTGCCCCGACCGCGTTCCCGCTATCATTCCCCCAGAAGGATGGGTGTGCCCTGAGTGCGACGCAGACTGGTCGATGGCTGATGACGACGCCATCGCCAAAGCCACAGGGGAAGCATCATGACCCCCGACGATAAGGATGCGGTTCTTGATCTGGCGCGTGCCAATCTGACCCCCGACGAACTCCCTGCTGATATGGAGGGGCGCACCCCTGCACCAGAGGGGGAGGCTTGGCGGACGGTTCCGGTTGAGCCGACCGAGGCGATGATCGAAGCAGCTCACGCACTGTGGGGCGAAGGCACCGGCGTAAACTATGTGCAACTCGAACCAGAGGATTTCTATGCCGCCATGCTCGCAGCATCCCCTGTCGTTCCGGTAGGGGTGAGCAGGGAGGGGATTGCGGACCTAGTTCTTGATGCTTGCCGCGAATACGCGGACACGGCCCGCGCCTACGTCGGAGAACGCAAGGAGGTTCATACCGCCTACATCGTCAACGAGAAAACCGACGCCATCCTCGCAGCCCTTCGCCCTACCGATACAGGGTGGCGGGACATTGCGACGGCACCAAGGGATGGGACGCGCCTTGTTCTGTGGGACTTGAGCCGCGCCGTCTTTGGCTCATGGCGCGTCGATGAGGGGTTTTCCAGCAAGGAGCCGATGTGGCTGGACGAAAGTTACGACGACTATTCGTGCGGCTTCGCATCAAACCCGCTTGAGCCAACTTACTGGATGCCCATTCCTCCTGCCCCTACCGATACAGGGAGGGAGTGATGGGCGATTGTATCTGTGTTCGCCGGGGCGACGGACCCGAGGGCTGCGGCATCTGCAACGAGACGGGGACCACCCCTGACATAGCCGGTCTGTGCGAGAGGCTGCGGGACCGCGTGGCGTTCTGCAAAGACTGCGGAGGCATATCCACCTACGACGAGGACGACTGCGCTCTTGATACCGAAGCAGCCGACACCCTTGAACGCCAAGCCGCTGAGATAGAGAGACTGCGGGGGGTCGTGAGTCTGGTAAGCGACATTTTCACGGACATGATCCGCAACGGCTATGTATATTCCGGCGAGGAGCCTGCCCCGTTCGGTGCTTACTACATCGGACCCGGTGCGCTTGAGACGATATTTGCCCGAGCCGCCCTTACAGGAGAAGACACATGACAGCGCCCGGCGAAGTCATCACCCCGCTTCTCGTCCTCGAACAAGGCGAGACCTACACCGTTGACGAAGACGGGGCAGTAGTCATTACGGGAGAGCATACCCATTCTGACATTCTGCGATACGTCGTGTCCGATATAGGGAGTGATGCAAGGTCGCTCCTAGAGGATATTCTTACAGGAGAAGACCATGACTGACATCCTTCTAGCCGGGTTCTTTATCGCCGTGGCCGTGTTTTGTCAGTTGTGGCTTTGGGCAGATCGGAATCGTTAAAGCCGTCTAGCCTAGCTCAATGTCGGCATCATCAAGTGTGCCGGGGTCTGGGCGCAAGTCCGTAACGGAACGCGGGAAGGGTCTGCCAATGTGCGCGGCCCATCTTGCTCGCTTTGCCGACGCCTTGCGATTAAGAGCGCGAGCGGCTGCGATGCCTAGCAGAAGAGAAAACGGTTCAAGGCGCATCCGGCGCGGCCTTTTTGCCGTATCTATGCTCTAGCAGAGACATCTCCTCAAAGCACCAGCTTCGCACGAAGCCACCCCATATCTTTGCCAGACAAACGCCCGACCGCCACGTTCCGCCGCCCTTGTTCGCAAAGCCCTCAATGAATCCGTTAGGCAGGGCTGTGGCGGCTGAATAGACGGTCGGGGTGCGGAACGGCCCGGACTTGTGTTCCGTGATCTGGGTGGCCCTGTGGTCGTCCCCGTGGATGGTGTCGCACATAGCTTTATTAGCGTGTTGCCCTTGGGCTAGGGGTTTCCCCCGTCCATTGAACGGAATGTGCGTAAAGCCAACCCCGTCGATAAAGCGATACTCGCCATACATCGACGTTCGCCAGCCCCATTGCAGGAAGGCTTCCTCGACCATGTGCGCGTGGGAAATGCCGTCCGGGTGAAAGTTGTCGTATCGCCAAGCTCGATGCTCGTGGTTGCCGAGCGTGATTAGCTTGCGCGGCTTAAGCGTCCCAAGCCCTCGCTGAAACTCCTTTTGCGATGCATGAAAACTGGCCAGTTCCTGCTCAAACGTCGGCTTTGAAAAGCCCTCAAACGTCGCCCGGTCATTGAACGACGAAAAGCAATCCATCGTCATCCAGTCGCCAACGGACACAACCCAATCGACGTTATGTTCCGCCGCAAACCGGCCTAGCCAATAGAACCGTTCCTTATTAGGAAGGTGCGGGCTATCGTGTGCGTCTCCAATGACGCAAACCACGATAGGGTCGCCCTCTGGTATCGGCTCTTTAATGTGGTCTTGCGAGACCATTGCCGGGGCGCCGGGCGAGTGATGCTGATACTGGCGTGGCCGGTAAAGCGTGTCATCCGGCTCTAGCCCGTAATGAAGCTTCGCCGCCGCTAGCCGCCCGTTCATCGTTCCGCGTGATATGCCCCACGCGTCAGCGGCAACCGCGATTGCGCCTTGGCCAGCCCCGACCATCCCAACGGGCCGAAAACCCTCCCTTAACTTTTCCTCAACGCGCTCAACCGTTTCGAGCGCCAGTTCACGGGAAAGGGAAGGCTGGGCCATGTCAGATCACCAAAAGCGCCAGAATGGGCGGGAAGGGGTCGCCAAGGCGCGAGATTGAGCGTCGAAGGCTTGGACCGCTAAATCCCGGCGCCCATCGCACACGGCCAGCATAAGGCCCCTAGCGTCGTGCGTGACCTCAAGGTCCGCGATGGTCGGGCTATCCGGCAGGGTCGGCAACTGGCACGGCGTCCGCGCCGCTTCCGGCAGGGTCAGGACTGGCGCAGATTGACGGGGCGACGATGCACAGCCGGTTATCAGCAGCCCGAATACGAGCCACGCGGTCAGGGTCAAGGGGCGTTTCAGCATCGGGTGCCGTCCTCGCTTCGGTTTCAGATTGGCGGGCAAGGTCGCGGATTACAACCTCCCGCGTGTGAAAGGTTTGTGTCGCCGCTGCTATTTCAGCTTGCCCGACCGCCTCGCGCTCTAACACGGAGACTTCGCCTTCCAGCCGGTCAATCTTGCGGGCATCAATGCCGAACGGGTCGAACTTGAGGCCGAGAAAGCTAGGACGAACCAGACCGGCGAGACCGAATAGCACCACCGCAACCGCTGCAATGACAAGCCATCCGGTCGGGGTGATGATGCGGAGATAACGCATTAGAGGGCGGTCGCTACGTCAAAAGACGGACACGCTTTAGAGACGCCGGGCCAGTCGCGGTGGCCGCGCACGACAATGCCCGGATATTTCGCGCGATAGTCTGCTACGACTTTTCGCAAGGCGACTTTCTGGGCTTCCGTCCGCGTATCGGCTGGCGTCATTGCTTTGTTGTTCTCAACGCCGCCAACGTAGCAAATCCCGATGTTGCCCGTGTTATGCCCGCCCGTATGTGCGCCGCGCTGACTGTCTTTCAGAGTGCGGACAACGGTTCCGTCAAGTTCAATGACGTGGTGATAACTAGCTTGCCCGAAACGGTCCATTCCCATCTTTACAATGGCGGGGGCTTTCACGTCGCGGCCACGCGGGGTCGCTGCACAGTGAATGGTCAGAAACTTAATGCTCATGGCTTTTTCCAGCTAGCGACAATGCGGGCGAGGTCAGAGGCCGACGCTCCCCCCATATACATCAGAGCGAAGAACGCTTGCGAGCCTATTAGGGCTAGCGCAATGTCACGAAGCGGCCCGCCCTCGGTTAGCTTCCAGACGATCAAGGCCAGCAGGATTGTGGTCGCGACGACATAGCCAATCGTGACCCATCGCCGCCAGTGAAACGACGGTTCAGGGAGCGGGTCCTGATTATCGGTCATGAAAGCCCCAACACAGATGCAACGCGGGGCAATAGAATGGTCATAACCACGCCGAAACCGACCGCCGCGCCCATTTGCCAACGCTGCGTCAGCATGACGGCCTCTACCTTGGCCTCCAGCTTCTCAACGCGGTCGGTCAAGTGGCCTACGTCGTTTGCGACCAATTCCACGTTTGGCGGGCTCATTTCCCAGCATCCGATGCAAGAGGTGCGACCCGGCGATCAGACAGCCAGACGCGAAGACAATCCAGGCCACGACCCACTCCGATTGACGCGAGGGTAAGGAGCTGAACCACGAAGATCCCGTTGACAGCCACGACATAAGTCCACAGTCCATGCTCGGTCAGGCTTCCTGTTTTCCAAAGGCCAATAGTCACCGCATGAAGCGTGAGTTGGCCGACCAGAGTGGCGACCATCAGCGACTTCCAGACAGCCGGGTTTTGCTGATTTGATCGAAAAATCATCGCCACCAAAAACAGGTCCAGAACCGGCGAGGCCAGCAAGGCGTCGGGGAACGCATACAGTCCTAGGATTGCGTTCCCGATGCAGAACACCATTGCAAGCAGGGCGCTGACGCCCATAAGGTCGGCATATTTTTCCGGCCTTGACCGATAGGCCAAAAAGCAGACCACAAAGACGATTGCGGTCGCGTAGAGATACCAGATCATGGCTTCACCGGCTTGTCGGGGTCAGTGACGGGAGGCTTATCCGTGCCCCCAGAGAAAGCAACAATGTTCTTGCCGTCGCGCGTGGCCATGTAGGCTTTCTGGGCCTTGTCCAGCCGAGCGTGAAGTATGGCGTGATGCTCCTCGACCAGCCTGAGCGCCCGGCGGGTAGCCTTGACGGCCTCTTCGGACTTGGCCAACGCCCGTCCGATAGCGTCAATGTGGTCTTGTGCAGTCATTTCGCAACCCACCCTGTGTTGCCAGTTCCGCTCTCTTTGACGTAGAAGCTCGTCGCCGCGCCGCCATCCGTCCGCTGCGCAATAGAACCAATGGGAGCCGGTATCATCGCCTCTGGGGTGCCAGTGCAGACATAAGCAGCGGGGAACCCGCCCGCGCCAAAACTCAAAAAGTATTTGTCCGATCCCGGAAGGTTGACGCGAATGTGCGGGTTCGGATTATCTATCGTGCCGAGCGAAGTGCCCGCCGCGCACCCGCTGGCGACCCACCCAACGTAAGTTGGTTGGCTTCCACTAGCGCGGCTGTCACGGACTATTTCATGCTTGATCGTCAAGCGCGGAACATCGCCGTCGCCTACGGTCGTCACAACCCAGCATGATTGTGACCCGCCAGCCCCTCCGGTGTTCTCACACTCAAAAGTATCAATGGTGAGCGACGTGCGGATAAGGTCGCTGTTTTGATTTCCGCGCAACCAAAATGCCTGCAACGTGGGGCATTTAGCGTAGAAATGACCTATTTTTGTAAGGCTAGATTGAATCCACGCGCCATAACCGAGCGAGCAATCAATTTTCAATGTCGCAATATCAACACGCGGAATGTTTGAGCCAACCGCCGTAATCGACAACATTTTATTGGCGGCACCCCCAGACGACCCCGACAACGTGACGCTTCCGGCAACAAGGCGAGCCGCGTGTCGGAGAGCCACAGTCTCATCAACCAAGTCTAGGCCGGTCATGGTCAGATTATTGACCTTAATCGTAATGCCGTTTTGTTCCCACGCCTTTACCCCCGCTTTTGGCGTAACATAAGCAAGCATTGAATTTATTGTCACCGTCCAGTTGTCAGCGCAAACTGCGGTGACCCCTGCCGTGAAGTCGTTGCCAGACCCGAAAGTAACAATATTCCCAAACGCAATATCATTCGGGGTTGCGCCGGTAAAAGTGTCTGTTTCAACGTCAAGGCTATGGCACTCTGTTCCGTCCGCAGCGCCGCCGACAGCAGACCCGCCGCTAATGTTGTCAAAAATACAGTTGCCAACCACAAAAGCCCGGCTGCATTGAACAACAAAGTTCTTTCGTCCCGCCGTCTTACAATAAACGTCACCGATAAAGCACCGAGTTGAACCAACCGTGTTATCGGTCCCGCCCACATAGACGTTGTCGCCAACCGCGTTCTGACTATCGATGCCATCCGGGATGCGAATGTCGGTGCTGTTAAAAAAGAACACCCCGTGTATCTGCTCGTTGACAGGTGTGCCTCGGTTTGCAGCGTTGGCGTCAACGCGAAGCACACCTTGAATGTAGATGTTCGATTGGTTTTCAAAAGTGACAACACGGTTCCAGCTTTGGATGCCGTTTTTCGCCTTGATCGTGGCCCCGTTTGTAATAAGGCGAGTGCCAGTCGGGACCAAGATTGAATAGGTGTAGTAGCCACCTGCGGTCGGTGCTGCCGGGTCTGGCCCTACCAAGATCGACGCTGAGGTCTTCGGCAAGGCAACCGCCCGGCCAATTGCAATACCCGCCGCCAAAGCGAGACGCAGCGCGGGGCCGTCATCCGTTGTGCCGTCCGCAACGACACCAAAACTAGTCGCGTCAAGCGGCTTGTTCGCGATCCACGACGACAGCGTCTCGGCAATCGCGCCGGTTCCCGCCCGCAGAATGCCAATCAGCGTTCCGCCCGTAGAAGATGCCAGCGCAGCCGTGCCGACAGCCGCCAGCGTCGTCCGCTGTGCCGCCGCGTCCGCGTCACCCAGCAATGCCCGGCCCGCTGCCGTCAGATCGGTCATCGCCCACGTTCCGGGGCCGGTCGCGTAGGGAACCTTATCAGCAGCGGAGGTCAGCGCGGCGATTGCGGTCAGGTCGGCGTCAAGCGGTTGAACACCAGTCTGGGCATAAGCTTTCAGAACGGAAGCCGTCGTGCGCTTGGCAGGACCAGGCGAGCGGTAAACAGCCACCAAATCGCTATCGACTACGGGAGCGGATAGGGCCTGAAGTTCGGGAAAAGTCTTGCGGGGCGTATCGACCATTTTAGTTCCCTAGAACTTGATAATAAACATAAGGGCAATGTTACGCGGGCGCGTCTCACTACCGCCTGTTGATGCCGTGTTGTATGGCGTAATGGTTTCAGCGCCGCCCGTGCCGGTCGTGGTCAGCCCCGATCCGGTGTCATCGGTTGCAGACGGAGGCGTAACGCTGTGAACGTGCGCTTCAAGCTCGTCAGCTTGCGCCGAACCGAACGCGCGAGCCGGGTCGATGCCTCGCGAGTTATCCCAACCACGGGCGAACTCGCCGCGCATATCGGGCAGATTAAACGTGGTCGAGCCGTCACCAGACCCAAACACTGTGCCGATTGCAGCGAACAATCCCGCGTATGTCGTCCGAGATACCGCCGCTCCGCTACATTCCAGCCAGCCAGTCGGAGCCGTGTTTGCCGCATACATGGTCACAGAGCCGACAGGGACAGCCGCCGTAAACGTGCCAGCCGCGCTAAGGAAGCGAGCAGCAGCCGCATCACCAGCAGCCGGGGCAGGGACCAAACCCTTGGTTCCGCCGGACCCGCTATCACCTACCACCGCGCTCAACAGCGTTGTTGCTTGAGCGCCGGTCAAATCCTCTACAGCGCCCGTGCCAGCCGTCACCCGGCCCTTGATTGTGGCCGTGGCAACCGTCGCCAGTTTGGCATTCGTGAACGATGCGTCAGGAACGGTCACAGTCGAGGTAAAGGTAGCCGTGCCATTGAAAGTCTGGTTTCCGGTAAACGTGCCGGTAGCCACTACCGACAGCGTATCAGCGCCAGCATTGCCGATGGTCGTGTTACCGTTGACGGTCAGGTCGCCCGTGACGGTCTGGTTTCCAGCAAACGTCACACCGAGCGGGAACGTCACGCCAGACGACGTAGCCGACAGAACAGCCACACCGCCACAAACCAGCGCGGCAGAGTTCGCAGCTGGGAAATAAAAGCCGGTGTCCGTGTCGCCAATGACGGCAATTGATGGGGCCGTAATCAAGCCATCGGAAACGCGGATGCCTTGAGCAAACGGGATAACCGCAGCGGCTGGCGTTTGGCCATCGGATGCAAGCGATTGCGTCAGCGCCGTCGCGAGGTCCGCAAGCGTCGCATTCCAATCATCCGACAGGATAGCGGTTTCAGGAACCGCAGGATTCCATGTGTTTGATGGGGGCGAATATGATCCAGAACCGTTGCGGGCCATATCTAGTCCTCCTGTCCAGCCGCGACCGCTACGCCCGCACGAATGCGGTTAGCGCCACGGGGACGGTTGAGCGCACGGGTCAGCCGCGCGTTGAAATCTTCGGAGTTAGCCATCAGCAGATCGGCTAGTGTTTCGGCGTTGCGGCGGGCCACAATGTCATCAATCCCTGTCGCAATCCGACCGGGAATTCCGGGGATGTTTGCGACAGAGCGAACCGCGCCACTAGCCACGTTTCCGCCCGCCATTTGACGCTGGATGTCTTGATTAAACGCCGTATCGGAACCCGCGCGGTGACGCTGGCCCGTTGCCTGCAATACCTCGACAAGCTGCGCCATCGGGTCAGAACCGCGAGCTGGCATCGCGTTGACGCTCAAGGGTGGGAACGCCATGTTAGGGTCAGGACGGTTTACAACGTCAAGCGCCCCCATGATGGTCCGGCGTTGTTCTGGATTGCCAAAAGCGCGAGCGGCAAAATTCGCACCGCCGAATTGGTTAGCGCCCGTGGCCAATTCTTGTTGCGCTTCCATCGCTTGACGCGCCAGTTGTTGACGAACAAGCGGGCCACCAACAGACGGGTCAATCTCACCCATCAGTTCTAGCGCACGGGCGGTTTCAGCAGCTTGACCCTCAAACGGCATCGACGGAAACAACGCTTCCGTTTGCCCAGTGAGATTTGGCTGAACATCAGATTGACCGGCAATAGTGCCAATAGGCCCGCGCCGAAGCGGCTCAACAAATGCCTGCCGTCCCGTTGCTACGGTTTGTCGTGCTGCGGCAAACTCAGGCGATGTCGCCCCCGCCAGTTGTCGCGCCAGAGCTGCGGCTTGTTCGCGTTGCGCCGCCAGCGTGTAGTTGCCCGTTGGATTCATTACGCCGGGCCGCGCTTGCTCGCCCATCGTGTCAAGTTGCTGAATGACGCGATTTACGGTCGAAAGGTCTTCAGGGCCGCCCGTGACAAGCGGAGCAAGCTCTTCATTTCCCATAAGTTGCGCCGACGCGGTGCGGTAAGATGCGTTGGCTTGCAGCCGCGCAAGGTCCGCTGGGTCTAGCGTTTGTCCGGGAAGTTGAGCGTATAGCGGGTCAGCGCTTTCATTTACGCGCTGGCGCATTGTGTTAAGCACATTTTCCGCTGCGCTTTGTGCTTGTCCAGCAAGCTCGCCCGGCTCAACGCTTGGCGCAATCTGGTTCAGCCGCGACTCGATAGCGCCTTGCACTTGAGCGGGCCGATTGGCGAACATGGGAGCCATGCGCGTCGTCTGGCCTTCGACCACACGCTGCAAGCGGCCAAGGCCTGACCCGCCGCCCGTGACTTGCTGAATGGCCTCCGCGTTGGTTAGGTCAATGCCCATCGCTTCCGCGTCACGCCGAAGCGCCGTTGCCAGTTGCAAGTTTTGCGGAGTTACGCCTTCCGCCGCATTGCGGAGGGAAATGTCAGCCCCGCCGCGAACCGCGCCCGCGCCACCAACGGCTAGACCGCCACCCAAACCACCGAGCAAGCGGGCGATGTTTTCCGCGCCTGTATCACGCTCACCGCCGCTCATGCCACGCGCAATCTGGCCAGCAGTTTCGCTAGTAAATGCGGGGACCGCTACGGATGCGCCCCTTGCAAGGGCAGAACCGGGTGCCAGCGCACCGGGAAGAAACTCACCAAAGGTCCGCGAGTATTCACCAGCAGGGGTTACAGGCTGGTAATAATCCCGCCCCAGCCCCTGACGAATCGTCTCGTTTAGTTGTTCGCCAGTCGGGCCAACAATGCCAAATCCGGGCATATTTTGGCCCAGCGATTGCTCGCCGTAAATCATTTGGCCGATTGTGCCTTGCATACCAGCAAGGCCGGTCAGTCCCTCAACCACGCCAGTCGGAAGCGATTTGGCTACGTCTTCCGCAACCGATAGCGGGCGCGAATATACGCCCGGCGATTCCTCTACATCCCCCAAACGAGTGGGCGCATTCCGCGCGTCTTCGGTCAACTGATAGGGCCTGCCCTCCCGTCCAATAACCCATGCGCCTTTGCGAAGAACATCCGCAGTCGGTCGCGCGTTAAGATCAATTGGATTTTCCGCAGATGAACCAAGCGGCGGCGGAGGATAAATGCCGTTGTCTCTAGCTTCAGCCAGCGGAACCATTTCGCCGTCTTGCAGCACTAGCGTTTCACCCGTTGTCGGGTTAGTCGCGGTAATTAGGCTTTCAACTTGTTCGTAAGGAACGAGAGCGCCGTCCTTTACGATCAATCGCTCGCCCGTTGTCGGATTGATTGCGACTTGTGGCATTATTCGTCCCACTCAAAACCGGGTGGCAAGGCGGGGCGATTTTGGGTCGAAGCCGGTGGACGCGAACGGTTTGGCGCAGCGGGGCGCGGGCGCGGTTGCGGCGCGGGGGCTTCTTCGCCACCCCACCCAAATGCCTCACGAGTCCGCGACGGCAGGACATTATTGAACGCGCCAGAGCCAAACGTTTCCGTCACAAGCGGCTCATACGACAGCACACGGTCGCGATACACCGCGTTCATGTTCTGATAAATATCTTCGCCGGTCGCCAACAGTTGCGCCCGGATTTCGGGGCTAAACCGGCCCGACGACGTAAGATAGCCTTGCAGACCCGCAATACCGCCATTGATGCCTTGGGCTTGCAGTTGCAGCGCAACGTCGCCTTCACGGACCACGCCTTCGTCAATGAGCTTTTGCAGGCCATTAATCATGGCAATGTCGCCCGCGCCGTTTTGAGCGCGGGAACCGGCGCGAAGGGCCTGAATGTTCCGCTGCAACAGCGTGGCGGAATCAATGATTGGGTCCACTTCTTTGCGGAGGTTTGTCAATTCTGCAAACCGCCGTGTCGGAGCGTTAAGGTCTTCCCTGCCGCCAGCCTCTGGGCGCAACTGCCCACCCACGCGCTCATAACCTTCAGTCGGACGCCCCACGACGCTAGGCACCCCAAACGGGTTCAGCGACACGCCAGACCCTTCAGGCAAGCCAAACGCATTGTTTGCGCCAACCACCTGATTAACGTTCATGGCTGCTTGTGGGATACCCCCCTCAAGCGGCGTCCACTGACGTGTAATCGGGTCAACAACACCCGGAACGCCGTTGATCGATTGGAACTCTTGACGCTCCGCAGCGGGAGCCGACATCCGCTGACGAACCAGATCGATTTCACTCCGCACCCATGCTCCAATTGCAGGGTCGCCCGTGCGGCGGAACGCGTCAACGCCCTCCTGAATCCGGGCCATTTCACCCGGCGTAATCCCAAGCGGGTTAGCAGCCGATTGGGGCGCGATTTGCGGGGCCGCTTGTGGTGCAGCTTGCGGGGCCATTTGCGGGGCATTGACAGGCGGCGCAGCGGGTTGCGGCATTGGCGGAACATCTGCCATCGGAGGCATTGCCGCAGGCATTCCAGCCGGAGCAGCGGGAGGCATGGGCGAACCCGCGACCGCTGCAACGGGGGCCGTCATGGCTTCGACGGGTTGTTGCGTGTTAGCGACGGGCGGCACTATTGGAGGCGGGGCAGCGGGCGGCATATCCGTAGCGGGCGGCGCACCACCGGAATCGCGCAACACGTTTGCCAGCGTCAAGCCAAACGCATCAGCCTCACCCGCCGTCCGCCTTGCCCGTTCGTCTCGCACAGCCCGTTCAGCACGGTTTGCACTAAACTGCGTAATACCTTGACCGAGAAGCCGTGCCGCTAGTTCGCCGTAGCCGCCCGTAATTTCTGTCGGCTGGCGCTGTTCCTCAAGCAATTTGGCCAGCATTGCGCTACGGCGCATAGCCGGGGTTTCGATCATCTGCGGTGCGGGCATGGGAGCGCGGGCCATATTAACCGCCCCTTCCGCCGAACCAACCAGCACCAATGCCTGCCGAGCCAAGCGAGAACAGCCCGCTCATCAGCCCACCTTGCTGCCGCATTTGTGCTTGGTAGTTGTTGTTCAGTTGTTGCTGTGAAAGCGCATTAGCGCCAAGCACGTCCGTTTGACCCACGCCGGTCGGGCTGTATTGTATGCCTTGGGGCATACTGACTTGGCCCGTTCCTAGCAGGGCTTGAAGCTGCTGAAGGGGTTGGTTCTGGACGTAAGCCCGCTCTTGCAGGCCCTGCGTCCGCGCCTGATTACCGAATGTCCCGCCCGCAATGGCTTGCTGAATAGCGCGAGATTGTTCCGCACCACCGGCTTGGATGGCTTGGTTTGCAGCCTCTCCGTATGCGTCATTTCTATCTCTAGCAAAATCAGCTCGAAGGTTTCGCGTTGCCTCGCTATTCGCTCCAAGGCCCTGCGCGGCAAGACGTGCGTCTTGCGACCTCTCAAGCCGCTGAAACTGCGGGTCAAGCCGACGGGTCTGGCTGGCATAAACCGAATCCTCAAACCGTTGGCGGTCAAAGTCAGGTGCGTTGTAGCCTTGCAGTTGCGGCAAGCCCTCGGTGTTCAAACCTTGACCAAGCGCCTCGTTCACGCGGCCAATCTGCTGGCCAGCCGTGTCGAGGGCGCTACCGTAAACGCCGGTCGAGCGTTCGTAGTTCTGCTGTTCAAGCGGGCTGAGTGCCGTTTCTTGACGATAGCCACCGGGCGCAGACGGGTCAGCGATATACCGCACGGTCCCTTGAGGGCCGGACGTATTGACCATGTTTAGCCGCTGCTGCTCACGCGCCGTCGCGGTGTTTGCCGCGCTTTGAGCGTTGGCAAGTTGAACAGGGTCAGGAGCCGCTGGGGGCCGAGGCTTGCTCACTTACACGGTCCTTATTGAAACGGTGGACACGCCACTCGCTTTCGAGGAGACCGGATATGATGCAATCATCGTCACCATAACCACGCCGGATAGTCCCCTCATGTTTGAAACCAAACTTTGAGAGAAACTGGCGAGCGGGACGCAAACGCTTTGGCGTCAGGCTGGTGATTCTCGCCGCTCCAAGTTGCTGGAACGGATAACGCAAGATACCCGTCACAAGGCGAGGCGTCAACCAATCCGACCGTGTAGCGGCAAAGCTAACCTCAATGCTGCGATATTGAGGCTGATATTGGTTAAAAACCACACCGCCGATAAGATTGTCGTGTTTATCAACCACCCCGATAGCTTCGCACGGCCCCCAGTCCAGTCCATGCCCAATCTGGTCCGCTACCCATTGAGCGACAAGCGGGGAGAACGGGCCGGAGACTAGCCTCAAAGCTGCCCGCCCGTCTGGTTTTCGTATTTTAGATTGAACGCAATAATCTCGCACGGCGCGTTCGTGTTCCGTGCCGCTTGCATTGCAATAATGCCGTCTGCTTCATAGGCCAGCGACGTATCGTCATCCACGGCAAGGTCAATGTAGAGCGTAGCGTTTGGCGCTACACGCATCCGCACGGCACCGCAGTAGCCAATGCCAGTAACGCTAGTCCAGCTATCGCGCGTTTGCACAGCCTGAGACCAAACCGCTACATCCCAAAGGCCCGTATCCCAACGCCCGCCCGTTGTCCTAATCGTGGTCGGGACAGCGGTTGGCACCTTTTCCTTAAAGTCCGTAACGATTTCAATAGCCGGGGCTAGGTCTGCGCCAATCCGCAACACCGGCTGGATCATTTCAAACTTCTTCAGGCTCCCGCGAGACCCAAAATAGTTAAATGCCGTTTTAATGTCCCCAACGATGCCGGTCGTGTTGTCCGCAAAGCCTGTGTCCCACAGACAGACAGAATCAGCCGCACCAAAATACATTTGGTCGTTGGCCACAGCCCAGCAAAACGCATCAATTCCCGTAAATCGGCACCACGCACCCGTCTGGACGTTCTGCACATACTGCTCCGACCGCGTGAGATTGGCTGTCGGGACGTTAAAGATTGCCAGCGTCCCCTTGGGATACAACGCACCTTCCCAGCCAAAGTTGTTGCGATATTTGGTCGTCGATTGCTGAAATGCGTTTTGGATTTTCTGCGTCAGCGCCACAAGGTTTTCTTGTGCGCGGTCCAGCTTTAGCGCCTGAGAAAGCGGAACGACACCGTTGGTCGTCAGCACGACCAGATCAGAACCGTATTTAATGAGCGACCGGCGAGACAACGGCAGGCCGATGTCATAGACGCCAACCAATGCCCAATTGTTGGCGTCTGAGGGGTCAAGGCCCTGATACACCGCCACTTGCCCTTGCGTCGTGACAAACACCGCCAAATCGTCAGCACCAGAACCACCATCAAGCGACCAAGTGGCTTGACAAAGGATTGAGCCGCCCTTGTCAAAAATCGGGCCGAGGTCGAGAAGGTTAGCCGTGCCTTGAATGGCAAACGGCTCAAGGAACCACACCCGCAAAGAGTTCTCTTGCACAAAGAACAAGCGGCCCTTGTGGTCCATAACGTCAACCAACGTGCGCGGGTCTAGGGTAATCACACCTGCCGTGCCGGTGATGACCGCAGAGGCAAACACAGAGCCGTCGTAATAGATCGGGTCAACAGAACCGTTGGCGGCGATCAGGAACGTCCCAGCGTCATTGGCGAAGTTAATCCATTGCCAACGCGCGTTGCCAGCACCGGAAAACACTTCAACCGGCGCTTCGTTTTGATTGCTTACGTCATAGAGCGAGCCGCCCGCCGCTGCAAAAATATCGTCCGGCAGAATTTGCGTCCCGCCACGCCAGACCAGCAACGATTCAGTCGGCAGAGGCAGACCCTCCTGCCAAGGCACAAACCCTTTACGCAGTTCCACATAGCCAGCGCGGGGAATGAAGTTGTCCAGAATGACCGCGTTTTCCGCAGGCATATTGGCTAGGGGCGATTGCGCATCCCATCCGCCGACAGGGGCAGGCACAGCGCGTCCGATGGACACCCGCTGTTGAGACACTGCCCGTAAGGGCTGGCGACCGTATCTCTGTGCTGGTTGTCTCATATCGCCACCCATGCCCCGGAACGGTTCTGATAACCCTGCGAGCCGATATAAAACAACCGACCATCAGGGCTGTCCGCAACATCTGGCAACGCCGAACCATAGCCCGGCGCATAGGCCGACAGTAGCGCATTAATCTTCTTGCGCTGCGTCTCTTGGTTTTTCGTGTCAGAAATGGTGACAAACAAAATCATCCCGGGAACCCGCCCTCTTGGATGTTCGTTGACCATCCGTAATAGTTGCCGCCCGTGCTGTCGATAATTGTGTTACCGCCGTCACGGGCCATGCGCTGATTACGCTCGCCCTGATAGGTGCGGAAGTCCTCCGCATAATCGAGGCCCTTGGACTTCAAAAACCGCCAGCGAAGGCCAAGCGGGAACAGCTTGTCATCCAGATACGTCAGGTCTGTGTCAGCGAGGAATGACGATTGCGCCGAACCGGCAGCCGACTTGGCCCAGTTTGTCGTGATATACTCATAAGCAATCGTCTCCCCGGCGGCGGGCGTCGGCGTCACCAGAAACTGACCGTCCCGCTCAATGAACGCCAAAAACACGCGATTGAGCTGAGGCTGCGCTTGGATAGCCTGCCACTCTTGCGGAGTAATAGGCCCGTAAATATAGCGCATCGTCGTTCTGTTAAAGAACGAGTTGGCAATGAAATGGTCCAGATCAGACGGGATTGCACTCGATTGAACCGCGCTAGCCACCGTATTGAACAAGTGCTGGCGGCGCATCACTTGCCAGTCGTATGTCCCCGACAGTTCGTCGCCTTCTTCATTGGCTAGGGCGTAAAGCTGCTGAACCTGAGCATCAGTCGAGTTCACCACTTCCGTAGGAACTGGAATCGACAAAAGACGGCAAGCCCTCTGGACGATTTGAAGAAGGTTCATGGCCATTGGTTAGGCTTTCGCAGGACGCCCGCGCTTTTTAGGGGCGGGGATGGTTTCAGGAACCGCCACAACGTCCGTTTGGTCGTCGCTGACAGGCTGGGCTACACCGCCGGGACCATCCACCCCGTCGTGATCAAACGCCTCTATAGGCGCATTGTTAAATGCGTCTTCAAGGTATCGGTCATACTCAAACGCATGGGCCTTTTTGTCGGCCTCCGTCGCTACACGCGGGCCAATCACCGACGCCGAGTCCGCCTGAAAACGAAACATGAGGAACTTACCTTCTTTGTAGAAGGTCGCCCCCGGCCTAAACATCACGTCACGTTCCAGATCGCTCATTCCGCTGCCTCTTTTGCTGATTGGCTTTCAATGGCCAGCGCCAGTTTTTCCTCAAGCTCTCGGATGCGTTGCGTCATTTCCGCAAGGGGCTTTTCCGCGTCGGTCTGCTCAATAAACCGTTGCGCCTTTGCGCGAAGGGCATGACCGCCCATCGGAACGCATTTGGCCAACTGGCTATCAGACAGGCCCGCAAGCGCCTCTACAGTGCGAATATGAACGCTGTTAAGCTCCATGACCTGACTGCGGCCCACTCCTGCCCATTCCTCTAGCGGCGTCCCGCTTTCAGGGGCTTCCATGTTGGCCTTAAACGCCGCGTATTTGGTTGGCCACCGCTCGCGGTGTTCGTCCTTCACGGCAACGTCAACAATGTTCTTGTTATCGCCGGGAACGATAAGCTCGACATACTCCACGTCGGTCCAGACCTCGCGGCCTTCCTTTTCCGACAGAAAGTTGTTGCGAACCGGTTTGATATGGAAACGCGGAATAATCCGGTCCCGCCCGTCTGGCGCTACATAATCCATCTATGTCCTCCGATACACAGTGTCATTGCCAATCCGCATCACGCGAGAATAACCGGGGATGTCGGCTTTCGGGCCTAATCCTTTTTCTTCGAGCACGATTATAGGCGAAAACTTCTCGATTGTCGCTAGTGCGCCTTGAATGGCATCCGCCTCTGCGCCCTCGATGTCTAACCAGATCAAATCGCACTGGTCGAGACTCAAGCTATCTATCGTCTGAACCGGGACAACCGTTCCCGGCAGGGTCTTGTGTGAACCGCAGTTGTCCGTATCGATGCGGAGAATTCCGCACATCCCTGCCGTCGCGCCCAGAGCAGCGTAGTTCAAGATTACGTTCTCTAAGGCCACATTTTCTGCGAGGCAGTCGAAGTTGTCTGCATCAGGCTCAAATGTGATGACGTGATCAAACACCTTCGCCAGAGCCAGCGGATAGACGCCAACATTTCCGCCCGCTTGGACGCAAACCCGCTTTTCCTTCACCAATGGCAAGACCACAGGCATTGCAGCGGCGCACTCACTTACCACCGCGTTACGGCACCGAACGTCAAAATCAGGCCACCAAAGGCCGTCAATCTGTTTCACTTCGCAAAGCCTCTGTCGTTTTTAAGGTGCCGATTAGCATCCACCGGATGATAAAAGTCAGGCTCGTCTAGCAGCAACAGCGCTCGGTCAGCGTCGGTCAACCGCTCTGGATACCATTTGAGCGTTGCCCACGCTTTGCGCCGCTCGTTTTCGTTCCGGTCATCGTATTGCTTGCTCATCGGCGCGTGTTCACAAAGATGCCAACGACTAGCAACCAAAACAGCCAAACGGCGAAAAGGCCAATAACTAGGGTCATGCAAGCAACCTTCCCATGTCGGGAATGAGGCCCTTCCCATGCGTGATGATCTTAACGCCACGGTCACGCAAATACAAAAACTGCTGCTGAAACTCCATCGCCTGCCTAATCATCCAGCGGGCGCAAGTGTATGTCTTGTCACCTAGCACAACCTCCATTGTCGGCTCGCCGTCATTCAGGCTTTGCGAATAGGCGTGGTGAGCGCCCTCGGCATACGAACTGTCGAAACCGTAAAGGTGGATTTTCTTATACCCCGAAAGCCACGCCAGATTGATTGCACGAAGCCCCACGGTCCCGCCTCCCGGCACTAGAACGCACGGTTTCTGGTTAGGTCCTTCGTCAAACCACGGCTTAACGATGTCGAGCAGTTCTTCGCCAGACCCCATCGCGTTATGCCACAGAACAACATCATGCCCCGAAAGCGCATCAAACACGCACGGATGAACCTGAGAGGCGAGAAAATAGCGCACGGACATTGGCGCATCCTCGACCATGTGTAGATTTTCTTCCCGCGCATCCAGCATGACATGAACGTCTGGGGTAACCGCCCGTTCCGTCAGATACCGAAGCGCATTGTTGACGCTGATAATCTTAGCGCCTCGTCTGCGATGGTCTTTGATGGCCTGCACACCGTCCGAAAGCGAGGGACCGCCGCCGACAATGACGCAAGCCTTGTCTTGCTCCCCAAAACCCGAGAACCACGGCAAATCCCGCTGCACGTTGGCCCGCACATTGGCGTAGGCAAAGTCATGCGTGACGTTCATGCCCTTTAGTTCTGGCATGGCCGTATAACCGCCAACACGCCAAACGCCCGGCACCCACCCTTCCGTCACTTCATGCGGCTTCGGGTCGCCGTGGAATATCACCGCCTTGGCCGTCTCAGGTGGCCACGACACCGCATTCCGGTATGAGACGAACATATCAGGCGGGAACGTCTCCCATGCGCTGACTTGGCTAATCCATTCTTGGTCGCCGCCGTTAATCTGACCGGCTGGGAGAAGACCCTTTAGGCTTTCTGTAGGTCGGTCGATTACATCAGGCGTAAAGCGGTCCCAAATGTCGCGATGCTCGCCATGCAACCACCGCATCACGCTGCTGTTATAGGTTGGCCAGTGCCAATCCCGGATAATGCCGTGCGGCAGTTCCTCAAGTCTGCCGGTTACGCATACGTCAAGGTCCATATACAGAACTTCGTCGCACCACTCCCACGGCATACGGCGCGAGAATAAATAAACCTTTTGCCACCAACCGGGCAGATCAGGATTGTGCGGAATAGCCGTGATGCCCTCTGGCAGTTCGTTCGGCTTGTCAGTCACACACCAATGGCGCTGTTCTTCGTCCAGATGCCGGGCAATACCGTCATGCAGCTTGATGACGTATTCTATCGGGTATTTGTCCCCGACCCGGACGCTGACGACGTTTATCATGCTACCTCCATAGCAAAATGGCCTCGAGGACGAACCCCGAGGCCATTAAGCTAACACCTAACCCCAGTGGAGGCTAGGGCAGGCGGAAGGTTTAGAGAGCGGTGCGCTTGGCCCAGAAATACTGACCAGCAGCAACGCCACCAGTCGTATTGGCGGTCCAACCAGCCGAACCAGCATCCGACGACGCAGAGCCGTTGACGCCAATCTTGATGGTTTCAGTCGAAGACAGAGCCTCCGAAGCCCGCGCATAAATGTGATTGCGGCCATCGTTGCCGTAAACACGAAGGTTGACGGCAAACGCGGGGGTCGAGGACTTGTCGTCCAGATCAATCCCCGCAAGCGGAATGGTCGCAAAGACCGTAGCAGCAGTAGCAGCCATGTTGATGTCTCCTTTCTAGGAAGATCAGGTTTGGAACAGGACGCCCTGAAGGAAGGCGTTCGAGAGGGTCATGTTACCAGCCCACACAATCGGCTTCACCATTGCGTCTTGGTTGATCGAACGGACTTCTTCCAGCGGAACCATGTTGCGGTCCTTGTGAGGACGCCAATGGATGTAGCCGGTGTTCAGCATATAGAGGTGATTAGCCGGGCAGGCCCCGCCGTAACCACCGTCGAACACAACGTCAGTTCCCTTATACTTCAGGGAGACATAACCGGCGTCCGCTTCGTTCGGGTTCGTGACGCGCTGGATGTCTTGCAGCGACGACTCGTAGAAGCCGAAGTAGTTGTCATCGCACAGAATCAGGTCAGGCTTGTCCGTGCCGCGCGAGCATTGACGATAAAGCTTGTTCATGAAGCGCGTGATGTTAGCCGCCGAAGCCGCCGAACCACCGTCTGCCGTGGCTTGGAACTTCTGGTTACGCCAGAAATTCCACGTTCCGCGATTGATGCCGCCGACAGTGCCGGTGGTGGGGTCATCAGCAACGAGGAGCTGAAGGCCACCAATCTGCTTCCCACCCGACGCGGTGCCGTTGGAATACAGGTCTTCGGCCACGCCGTTCTGCATGGTCTTCTCGGCGTTTTTAATGCGCGAGGAGAGCAGATCGATAATGGCGTCAACACCCGAGTTTTGCAGTTGCTCAAGACCGCTCATCGTCACGTTGACGGCGATTTGCTTCCAGTCAAACTCGGCAGCCGTAAACACGTCGCTGGGCGAAATGTTCAGGACTTCATAGCCCGAATAACGCTGGTAAGTGACGTTTTCAGCGTATTCCAGCTCTTGAACGATGGTGCGACCACCGGACACCGGCTTGATGGTGCCACGGCGCTGCATACGCGACAGAATCGCGTTGTTATTGGTAACGTTGTCGGCCAGCTTACCCGTGCGATTACGCAGGGTAGTGGTGACAATTTCCGAAAGATTCGGGGAAGTCATTTCTTATCTCCTAAGCCGACCCGGCGACTTCCTCAAAAGCCGCACGAATGTCGTCCTCAATGGTTCCATTGGACTTGGGAATCCGGCTTTGACCGGGAGACCCTGTGACACTAACCGCCGCCCGCTTGGCTTGCGCTACCTTCTCTTGCACTGGAACCGCCGGGGCCTGCACTGTTTGCAGGAACGGGCGAATGTCCGGCCTCATCCAGCAAGCCATGTCGTATGCTTCCTTCAGGTCCGATGCCTTCCCGTTGTGCAAGAGCACCGCCATATCGTCGCGGACGTTCTCGAAATACAGGTTAGCTGGGTCGTTCTGGAAAGCTTCAATCTGGCTGACGATAGGCGCGGTTTGCGCCGTTTGGACTTGGCTTTGCAAGACTTGGAGTTGCTGCTTAAGGGCTGCAATCTCTGGGTGGCTGTCCGGTGCGGGCTGGGCCTGATAAGGCTGTCCCTGCGGCTGGGCCGATAGACTGGCAATGTTGACGCCATACGAACGGGCCAGAAACTCTAGACCCTGTTTCGGGTCTCGCTCCAACAAATCCTGCGCCGCAAGCAGCGTCTTGATTGCCGAAGCCTCATCCATCCCTTGAGCCGCCCAGAGAGCGCGGCGAGGGGCGATAAGTTGTTCCAGCGGCTCATACCGCTTCACTTCCTCAGACTTGCGGCGCAGTCCGTGATCGATTTCCTGCTCTCGCTTTGCAACAGCCTGTTGCACTTCCGGGGGCAGTTTATCAAACGTGGCCTTAGCCGCAGGCGACCATGAAGCCGGGGCGCGGATGGCGAGCTTTGCAGCAGGGTCCGCGACTGCCTCCGAGGGCTGGTCAGGAGTATCTTGCACGGTTTCTTGTGCTTTGGCAATAAACTTGCCGTCTGGACCTCTTTCGCGCCCGTCTGATGCCTTTTCGCCGTCGTCTTGAGGTGTTTCATCCTCAGTGGCGTCGGTTTCTGTCGCTACAACCGGTTCATCGACCGGCGCGGCGTCCGGTTCTGCCTCAAGGCTGGCCATCGCCGCCCGAATATCGTCTTCCATGTCGCTCATAGTCTGGCCTCCACCTGATCAATAGCCGTCTTGATGTCTTGCTTTAGCTCACGGTCCGACAGCACCGCCCGTGGCCTTGGGGTTACTTTTTCGTTTCCGACAATCTCGCATCCTGCCTCTTTCACGCCGCGCTCATAAGCCGACCGGCTGTCGTAAATCAGCCCGTTGGCATGGTTCATGATCGGGTCCATGCCGTCTGACCGGATTGCTGGCATGGGAAGGCTGGACCGTGCCTTGCGAAACTGCTCAAGGCACGGTCCGGGCCATGCGGCCACGTCGTGAATGTCTCCACACGCATGGCACTTGCGATAGGTTGCTCTACTCACGAAACGACGCCTCCAGAATCGTTATAATCGTCAGACACGCTTACTCTTGCGCCTCTACAAATGCCGGTTCCGCAGGTAGCGCCGCAAAGTCAGCCTCATAGGCGTCTGCATAGGCTTGCAGATCAGCCGGTTTCTTCAACAGAACGGTTTGCTCAAAAACCCGCTCCGCGAACTCGACCGCAATCGTGGTGTAAGCGCCGTTCTGACTGATAATGCTGTAGCTTGCCATCTTATGCGGTCCTCGAAAGAATGACCTTGACTTGACCGGCCGCGACCGCAGTGGTGTCGGTGTCCGCCACAAGGCCGGTGATCGCCAGACCGAGGCCCAGCGCGAAGCGGTAGCCGTTGAAGCCGGGATTGATCATCGGGCTGACGCCGGGAACGCCAGCAACCGCAGCCGGGACCGGGATAATCATGGCCGGAACGTCAGTGCCGACAGTTGGAGCCGTCGCCTTGTTGTAGAGCTTCACGAAGGCAATCGTCGCGCCGATGTTCGTAGCATAAAGGCACTGCAACCCGCTCGTGCCGGTCAGGACCAGTTGCCCGTTGGTGGACGCCGCCGAGTTGATGATCAGCGGCGTGGCGGGGGCAGCGGGGGTGCCCGCTGTAGTGACAGCGGTGACCGTGCCGACAGTCGTAACCGTCGTAACCGTGCCCGAGTTTACAGTGACGGCGGGGATGTTCTGAACGTTGACCGGAGCCGCGCCGGAAATATCGCCGGTTGGACGGTTTAGCATCTCGACTCGCTGGCGTTCAAAGTCGAAGATGCGAACGTAGGACAAGCGCAGACAAGTGCGCTTGACGACAGCGCCAGCCGAGTTGGTCAGGACAAAATCGGCGGGCAGGGTTGCCGCGAACGCCGCCGTGCAAGGCACAAGCGTCAGGGCGGTCGTGACCGAGTTAGCCACCTTCCATGCGCCGTCAACGCCGAGGGTCGCGCCGTTCGTGGCGTTGGTGACGCCTTCCACGTTCACATAGTCGCCAATCGTGGCAGACCATGTTGCCGCGCCGGTCAACACCAGTTGGCGCGTTCCGTCCGTCAGGGTCGAGAGCGTGGCGTTGACGCCCGAGTTGTTAAAGACACCAAGGGCCGACAGCAGGTTTCCGCCTTGGACCTTGGCAATCACCCCGCCATAGCCGGTGACCGTCGCAGCTGTGCCGATGGCAGCCACCGTGAACGTGGTCGGGGTCAGGACCGTAACCGCCGTGGCCGTCGTCAGGTTTGGGAAGGCCGAAGCCGCCACGTTGCTGTTGCCGTAATAGACAATCAGATCGCCCGTCGTCAGGCCGTGGGCTGTTGCCGTCGTGAACGTGCCAACCGTGGTGCCGGGCTTGCTGACGCTAACCACCTTGGCAGTCAGAACCGTTAGCGCCTTGGCATTCGTGGCCCGGATTCGGAACTTGTATTCTTTCGACGGGTTAGGGCAGACCTGAGTGCGGAGAACGCGGTTGTTCGACTGCGCCAGCGAATCCACGGCCACATCAGACGTTTGAACGCGGTCGGCTTGCGGAATGATGCGATATTCCGTGGTCGGAGAAAACGCATAGGTATAGGGCGCGTTAACCGTCTGAACTGACGCCGTGGTGCCAACCGTAATAGAATGGTTGCCAATCACCGTGCCCGAGGGCAAAGCGTCGCCGCTTTCCGAACGGATGTAGAAACTAGCGTTGGTGGCCGTCGCGTTCTCGAAAATCTGCGACACGCCGTCATTGGCGCGACCAAACCGCTCGCGAAAATACACCGACCCCTTGGCACCGACCGGGTTCGTGATGGTCTGCGAGGGAATGGTCCCGCCCGGTCCTGCCGTGGCCGTAAACTGGCGCGGTGACGGAATAGACGCGACCACCAGAGACGGATAGTTGGCCAGTTGGTTCGCGCAGTTGACGATGCCGATGCTCTTGCCCGGCACAAGGCCGTGGTCGGCCACAGTGTCAACGGTCAGCACCGACGCGGATTGAGTGATCGACGAAATAGCGAGGTCAGCAACCGGAGCCAGTTCAGGGTCCGTGTCCACCAGTTCCAGCGAGAACTCTTGCCCGAGCGTAGCTTGCGAACGGTGCGCCCCGACCGCAATCTCCACCGGCATATTAAACCGCGCGACCGTTTCTAGTTCGGTCTCGGTGCCTGCGTCCCAAGGGGATTTGGAGATAGACAGATACGACGCCGCCGCCGCATTGCCGTCAACCTGAACAATGTCGCCGGTCGCAGCAACAGTCGTCCAGTGATCGTCGCTCAAATCCTCGAACGCCTCACGAAACTTGGTCGTGATGTTAGAGGGCGTTACATCGCCGGTAGTAAAAAACCGATACGCTACTTCATTCCACGGTTCGTTGGCCATTATGCTATTCCTTGGGGGGTTGGGTCACGGGAGAGGGCCGCAGCCTTCACCTGAAGCTCTTGGCCTTTGAGGTTAAGTTCGGCCATGCCAAGCTGGCCTTCCATTTGCGTCCGTTGCTGCTCCATTTGAGCCTGCATCTGCGCTGTCTGTGATTTCAGTTGTTCCACCTGTAACGCGCTTTCATCAGGCGGAGGCGGTCCTTCAGGCTGGACAGGCGGAGCGGCCTCAGCCTGCTCAAACACCTTGTCAATCACGTCCTCCATGGACCGACTGACGTTGAACGTGCGAGCGCCTTGCTTCAGGATTTCTGCAAAGAGCGGAGCCGTGTATGGGGCAGTTGGCACAATGCCAGCCGCAGCCGTCATCAAACCAACCACAGCGCCCGTAAACTCAGTGAACGCCATCTTTGCCGCGTTCTCATCCGGCTCGACCGTGCTATCCGTCTCCACGTCAATGCGGAACGAGCGTAGCGCATCATTGCGGAGAAGGGCTTGCACTTCCTCCCATGTCGGCTCGGCCATCAGTTCCAGCATCGCTGGGTCAGGAGCCAAGCCGGGCGGAATAGGCATCCCCGCCTGTTGCGCTTGCTGAATCAGCGGCATGATTTGCTCAATCTGCTGCTTTTCCGCCGCCGTCAGGAGCTTGACGTTCGTCATGGCCTTCAGCGTGTCGATGCTGAAATGCTCTGCGATAATCTCCGCTTTAAGCCGGATAGCGTCACGGCAAAACCGTTGCAGATCGCGTTGACGGTCTCGGACGCGGAGCGACCCCCACTGGCCTTTCAGCCGTTGAGCCGTTGCCGTCTCGTTCGGGTTGCTCTCACCCCGAATAATGTCTGACAGGCCCGTAATCTGGTAAATGTCGTTCAAGACTTGCGAGCGGGCTTCATAACAGCCTTGCAGCACCTGAATGACCATATCGACCGGCACCCACTCGATCAGGCCGCGAACGCCGCCCTTCTCTTTCCACAGGTCGAACGTGTCGATTGGGATTAGCTTGTTCTCGTTCCCCGGCGCGAACACAAGCTGAAGCTCTCGGTTGGCTTCACCGGCATACACACCCACCATCCGCAGTGCATCTTGCAGCTTGCCAATGCGGGCAGTCAGTTCGTCCAGTTCCTCGGCTTGGTCCTGATACTGGACGTAATCCGCAACCGGGATAGTGCTGTCATTCGCCGTCGTGGCGTTGAGGGGCGGCGGGCACGGAAAGAAGTT